AACGGAAGTTTTCGTTTTTACCACGAGTTGTTCCTCCGCCTTGAACTGTTGCAAACAAGTTTCTCATCCATTCCCAGTTTTGATTAGTTCCAAGAATTACGCCACGTTGCAATGTAATAGGAGCAAAGGTGGTTTGTCCAGGAATCTGGTGAACGGTAGTGTTGTATCCACCTTCACGGTAAGGAATAGAGTCGGTTGTAACCGCCATTCCAGAGATCGATGTAAACCCAAAAGTAACTGCGTTAGCAAGATTGTTAGTCGCAGTACTAGTTGGTGCACCACCAACACTTGTTAATGGTTTAAACGTAACTAAGAACCTAAAGTTACGTAATGGATCGGTAATTAAATTTGACCGATTATTAATGATTGTAGGCATTTATTTATTATCTCCTTCGGGTTAGTTCAGCGTCTTTTGGCTGAGATCGATGACGATGAACTCTGCTGGATATTGAAGAGCAACACCAACTTGAATGTGAACTTCGCCATTTGCAATATCTGCATCGGAGTTGTTCTCTGCATCACACTTTACAAAGTATGCCTGTGCTGGAGTTGCTCCACGAAGGCCACCTTGATTGCGATACTCATTTAAGAATGATCCAAGAGTTGTGTTTATACGTGCCCACAGTCTTTCATCATTATTTTCAAATAGTGCAAACTCTGTTAGGTTCTTTAGATTCTTGCGAATATAAATTAAAGAACGACGCATGTTTACATACTTGTTTGCAGTTCCATCTTGCTTTAATGTACGAGCACCCATCACAGAAAGTCCAGCACCAGGAATTTGGCGGATTGGATTTACTGGAGATGTGCTTGCATTCATTGTGTCTAACTCTGTAGATGTAAAAGATCTTTCTACTGAAACAATTCCTAGTACTGGAGTTGCGATACCAGCAGGTGCTTTAAACACACCACGGCTTGCATCGGTTGATAGGTATAGACCTACAACAGCACCAGCAGGTTCAATCTTACGAAGAGCACCTGTGCTACGTCCTAGTGGGTCAGAGATGTAGACATTTGGGAAGTAAACAGCAGCATTGCTTGTGTCTGCCAGAGACCCAGCAAAAGAAACAGCATTTGCTACTGTTAGATCTGGATCAGTTCCAAGAACAACAAAGCCGTTGTTTTCTTCTGCCCAAGATGTTGCAGCATCAATTACTCCAACAGTTCCAGATGCAAGTGCATTTACAGCAGGTAGGAACAAAACTAATGGACGATCAAAAGAGGTAAGTCTTTCAAACACAGAATCCGAAGTTCCTTTGTAAGCAGTGTAATCGGTTGCAGCAGTAGCGGTTCCATTAGAACCACTTGTTAGTGGATAAGTGGCTGCAACAGGGTCTGTTCCAGATAGTCCACTTGCTAAAACTTCAATTTCAATATTTGGAGAAACAAGATTAATAACTGTTTCAGCAAAGTCACTAGAAGTTGCGTCATCAAAAACTATGTTTTCATAACGCTCAAGCAAGATGTCATCAGAAATATCGTTAGCAATTCCTGACTCTTTATAAAGAGTAAGAGTAAAGGTGCCTGATACAGAACCTGCAGTAACAACCACTCTTAAATTGTTTCCATCAGTTCCTGAGTTTTTAGATGTAACTGTTGCAATTTGCGCTGAGCCATTAATAATGTTTCTTGATGCAGCAACAGCGTCAGCGGCAAGTAGGCGTTGAACATATAGTTCACGTCCACCGTTAGAAAAGAATGAGCCAACTTGGAAGGTGGCTGGGTAGGTTGCGTTGTAACCTCCAAAGTACTTGGTAAATTCATACCAAGAAGTAACAAGCGTTACTGTTTCTGGGCCTTGTGCAAAAGGTGCAACAACTGCGCCAGCAGCATTTGCAGTAACTCCACTTGGAAGTACTGGTGGTAATAGGCGTTCACTGATGTAAACACCTGGGCGGCTATAAGCCATTTTTTCTCCTAACTAGTTTGGGGGAGGGACCTTATGGTGCCGATTGAGTGTACGAATCGATGGTAGTGAACTGAGAGCGATCTATGATCTGACTTCCAGTTGTACCTGTGACGTTAACTTGCAACACTTTGTACATCTGTTTGTATGTCTCAGCCGCAATCTCACTTGAGACACGGACTGTTATTGCATTTACGAATAATCTTCGTCCTTGCTCTGTAATGTCTCTCTTAGAGATATCCAGAACATCTAAGCGGCGAGTAGTGCCGAACACAGTGTTTGGTCCTGTATCTAGGACAGCAAACCTCAAGGGAAGTTTTGAGTAAAGTAATTGCGAAAGAATTTGACGGTCATGACGTGGTTGACGAGAGTAGGTAGTAACTTGATAATCAATGTTTACAGGTATTGGGTAGTTAATTTCCCAGTCATGCTCATCAGTATCCCAAGCAGTGTTGGTTCCAATAACAGATGGATTAGTTAAGTACGCTGGCTTTACCTTGCCTCTCATGGCACGGGAAAAATCTTCGGCAATATCAATCATGTCAATTGTGATGTATGGATAAGACTGTGCTCTAATTTCTTGATCAGGTTGTCCAAACCAGACTCCTACCTTTCGGGTAGTTCCTGGAGTGGCAGTTCCACCTGATGCAACACTAGCAATGTTGGCATTGGTCTTTTCATATTTAAAAGTAGTCTCACTTGGTATTAAAGTAATGTTGTAAGTGCCATTAAACGGGGTAGATGCTCCAGCAATAGTTACAGTATCTCCCACCTCAAACTCATGCGGTGCTGATGTTGTAATTGTAACTACGTTAGACAGTAATGCCTTATTAGTAATTGTTTTGACGGTAGCAGAGGAAGCCTTCTGATCTGTCACTGTCATCTCCTTTAAGAGATTACGAAGTGCTTCATCTTCATCTAATAAGAATGTCATAGGTAGCCATCCATGTGGCGCATAGTACGAGCCATCAAGAACTTCTCAGCCTCATGCTGACGGTTATTAAAGCGACGCATTGCAGCAGTTGGGTTTCTATCTGGAGTTCCATACTCAAGGTTTAAAATCTCTGCCTTGTGATCTGGGTTGCCATGAACAGTAAAGGCGCCATCAGAGTGACGCACATGCAGATTCCGTACAATGTTATCTGGCCAACCAGATGCTCTAGCCTCTGATCGTAGGTGAGCACTCATGTAGCGAGTAGTTTCCATACTGGCTTTGTTTAAAGATTCTCTGGCTTTTTTAAAGTATGTCACTTCTTTTTCTTCGCCTTCGCCTTTGCCTTTGCACCAACGTAGACAGCCCCTGCAAGATAGGCTGCGGTTGTACCTGCAATTAGCGATGCGATAGCGGGACGTTTTTCTTGAGGGCGGAATCCAAACACACCCCGAATAAACTCTTCACGTTCTTGCTGATTGTTCATCTCAGCAACTTGTTCGTACCAAGGCTTATAAGCCATAATAAATAACCCCTTTATCGCAACCTGTGGGACAGTAGTCAGGCACCGCAGCGGTGTTCTGATAAAGCAAGGATATAAGAAAGGCCCTCTAATTGAGGGCCTAACTTTTGTTTTTTATACTACTTTTTTCTTCTTCTTTTTAAGCGCTTTAAAATCTGCGCCAGTAATTTTCTCTACAGGCTTCGCTGCTCCTGCAATCTTCTTCTGCTTAGGGCTTAGTGACTTCTTCATTAGTTAACCTTTCTGGCAAGTGGAACACTTGCACTTGCAGTTCTTCATGGTGCACTTAAGGGCCATTATTTCTTGTCCTTCTTCTTATCAGTCTTCTTCTTGGCATACTTCTTATTAGCAGCAGCCAGAGTCTTCATGCCGTGCTTGTCTTTTGGCTTCATACAGCCGCATGTGGAACACATGGTCTTTCTCCTGTCTATCTATATTTTGCTGCTTTTGCAGCAATCTTCTTTGGTTGTTTTACAAACTGCTTACCAGCCTTATTGCCTTTTGCTTTGGCACGATTGGTAGCAGCCTTTTCTGAAGGAGAAAGAGAGTCCCACGCCTTATCTGGCAGGTAACGCTTCTTGCCTTTAGATTCTTTGCCATCTGAAGTGCGCCATTTTTCATTGCCCCACTTCTTCAAGGACTGCTGTGATTTTGCAAGGGCCATTCTAGTTCTTGTACCCTCCGCCTGACTTCTTGTACTCAGATGCAAGTAGTTGAGCCTTACGTGCTGACCACTCTCCAGGATCTCCGCCCTTAGTGCCAGCCTTAATTTTTTTAAATAGAGCCTTACGTTTTCCTGGTTTTGTATAGTTACCAGCCTCATTAACTTTAGACTTTGGTTTCTTAGCAGCCATTACTTTGCTTTCTCTTTCTTAGGAGTCTTAACTTTACCAGCAGGAACACAATTGGGGACTTTCTTTCCGTTCTTCATTTTAAAACCTTTTTGAACGTAGCCATCCCAACAAGGTCCTTGCTTTGCCATTATCGTCCCTGACTTCTGTGAGGATTGTTTTTGTGCCAACTCTTTACCGCTTTGACACCCTGCTTAACTGTTTTAGATCCACCTTTTTTGGTTAGGTTTATCTTATCCCACTTACCTTGATTTCCAGCGTGATCTACAATTACGTCGCCTTTTTTATTCTTCTTAACAACGTGCTCAGTACCGCCAGCCTTTAAAGTCTTTGGCTTCTCGTCTTTCTTCTTATCTGCCATCAGGTCACCGATTTCTTGTGCTTGTAACGGATAGGGGCTCTAGGTCTTCTCACTATGCCGCCCTTCTTTCTCTTTAACTTTGCGCCACCAGACTCATACTTGCTCTCAGTGACATTTGTTTGAATATTCTTTTGAGGCTGCTTACCAGCCCTTGCGCCAATTCCTCTACGTCGTCTTGGCATTACTTACTCTTTTTCTTCTTTGACATTCCCGCTTCGCTCATTGCAATCGCAACCGCCTGCTTCTTTGATTTAACAACTGGGCCTTTACCAGGACCCTTCTTACCGCTATGAAGTTTGCCTTCTTTGTATTCCTTCATAACCTTTTCAACTTTACCCTTAGCCTTTTTAGTTGCCATCATCTTCCTCTTCTACTTGGTTATCTAATTCTACTGTATCAAACTCAAAGAGGGATGGGTCTAATAACTCCTCAAAATTTCCCACAATTAATTTGCGTAGGTTTGGAACTGAGGATCGTTGACTAACTCCTCCTGGCTTACTAGGTTACAGTCAATAGTTACTACTGAGTAACGTTCGGCGTATCTTCCACGAGGTAGGACTCTGGTAGGAATAAATACTTCATCCTGGAATACGACACGGTCCTTGATGTGCTGGTTTGGGTCTGTAATCATTGCAGGGAGTAATCTGTTTATATCTGCTACAGATACAACAAGACGGAGGGTATCTACTACGTAGAATCCTCGTTCATTCATTATGTTTGTACCACGCATTAATTGCGCCAAAATTACGGGCAGATCAAAAGGCTCATTCCATCTACGACCTTTAGCAGGATCTTGATTTGATACGTCGTAGATTGGATCTACGTAATTTCCGTAATCTGCAGCAAGGGCCGCATCATCCCAACTCCACCAGTTAACAATAGTTCCAATAGGATCACGAAGTTCATCGACCATGCCCTCATCCATAGAGAGGGTTTCAAATCCAATCTTAAATCGTCCTTGGACTTTAGAGCCACGCATTTGAGTTTAAATCGTTCCTTCATTGCTCATACCTGCGTTACCCCAGTTTTGTGTAATAGAACCAAAACCAGAATTAGTATCATTTGAAAAGTTAAATTTGTTTAAATCCGTTCTAAGTACCCAGTTGTAACCGCCTGTACTAGATGCACCTGCAACTTGATACCCAGCAACTCCTTTATTACCCGCTGCAGTTCCGTAGTATCTATGGCTATTTAGAGTAGCGCTAACATTTGTACGTGTTTCATTAGAAAAAGTTAATTTTTCAATTGAAGCAACTGTTTGACCTGAGATAAGACCGCCCATAATATATCCAGCAGTTCCTGAGTTAGACATTCCCATTGCATCATTTCTAATTGTTCCTATAGTGGCACTAATTTGTGAGAATGAATCATTTGAAAAAGTAAGTTTACGAATATTAGTTGTTGAGGAAGGTGACGAAAATTGTCCAGACCAATACCCAGCAGTACCAGAGTTAGATAGTGACGCTAATCCATTATTATTACTCCAATCTCCGCTTAGAGTTGTTGCGGTGTCATTAGAAAATATAAGTTTATTGACTGTAGTAATACCATTGTATATTACATAACCAGCAGTTCCAGAGTTACTTACACCATAACCAAAATTACCACCAACTGAAGCAGGTGCTTGCGCAGCAAGTGTAGAGGCGGATTCATTAATGTATGCTAGTTTTCGTATTGTTCTACCAAACGATGAACCTCCCATCCAATATCCAGCGGTTCCTGAATTTGAAACTGTTCCATGATTTCCTGAGTTTGTTCCTAATGTTGCTCCAATTGTAGATAACGCATCATTGCTAAATTGAATTCTTCCAATAGCAGCAGTATTTGGTTGTGATCCCAAAGAAGAGGACGTATTTCCACCACCATAGTAAGCAGCAACAGCAGGAAATGCAGCAGTGACAGAGTTTGATGCACTACTTGCTGTAGAAGTTCCATTAGCGTTAGTTGCTGTAACAGTAAATGTGTACGCAGTTCCACCAGTTAATCCACTGACAGTAATTGGTGAAGATGCACTAGTGCCAGTGATAGATCCTGGAGATGAGGTTGCAGTAAAAGTAGATACTGCTGCTCCACCAGTTGCTCCAGCGGTAAATGGAACTGTTGCAGTTGTTCCGCTTACAGTTGCGGTACCAATAGTTGGCGCTTGTGGGACGGTAGTTGCAGTTATAGAAGAGGAGGCAGCACCCGCAGGACTTGTACCTGTTGAATTAGTTGCTACTGCTGTGAATGTATAAGATGTGGCCGATTGTAATCCTGTTACTGTTACTGGCGAAGTTCCTGTTCCTGTAAAACTTCCTGGTGAACTTGTTACTGTATAAGAAGAAGGAGTTCCACCAGTTGCATTATTAGTAAGTGTGACCGTCGCTGCGCCGTTATTATATGCACGGCTAGTTCCTACATTTGCTGCCGATGCGCTAGGAGCATCAGGTACATCAGCAATCTCAACAACGGCGTTCAAGCCATCTGGTGTTCCCTCAATACGCTCATCTTGTGCTCTACGAATACTCATGCTGGTACTCTCCTAAAATCGGCCCCGTATATCGAGATAGTATCTCGTATCATTACTGAGAAGGTGGGTTAAACTTTTTGTGATAGGCTTTTTACATGGCGCATAATCCTAAAGAAAAGATCTACATCGCCTGGTGCGATAATGGTATGACAGATGGCTACTTCGTTGAGGGGTTAGTTAACACCCTAATTAAATCTCAAGGCAATGGCGGAATTCAATTTGCAGGATTTGCACGAGCCCAAGGCATTCAGATTGCAAAGCAGAG